ATGTGTGGAATCGTAGGAATATTCAAGATAAAGCAACAAACGCAAGAACTGCGTCAGAAAGCATTGAAAATGTCACAAAAGCTCCGCCACCGCGGGCCGGACTGGAACGGCATCTATGTAGGCAGCTCTGCCATCCTGGCCCATGAACGCCTCTCCATCGTAGACCCTCAAAGTGGAGGGCAGCCCCTATACAGCCCCGACCGGAAACAAATCCTTGCCGTGAACGGAGAAATCTACAACCATCGGGATATCCGTACAAAGTACGCCGGAAAGTATGATTTCCAAACTGGAAGCGACTGCGAAGTCATCCTTGCCCTTTACCGTGACAAAGGTATTCACTTTCTCGAAGACCTGAACGGCATCTTCGCCTTCGCCCTCTATGATGAGGAGAAAGATGATTTTCTTATCGCCCGCGATCCCATCGGAGTCATACCTTTATATATAGGTAAGGATAAGGACGGCAAAATATACTGCGCCAGCGAGTTGAAAGCCCTCGAAGGGTTCTGTGATGAATACGATCCCTTCCTTCCCGGCCATTACTATTGGGGAAAAGAAAGCAAGATGACCCGTTGGTACGTCCGCGACTGGTTTGAATACGAAGCCGTGAAAAACAACAATGCCTATTCCCAGGACATACACGACGGACTGGAAGAGGCCGTTAAACGCCAACTGATGAGTGATGTGCCCTACGGCGTACTTCTTTCCGGCGGTCTGGACAGTTCCGTCATCTCTGCCATTGCCAAGAAATATGCAGGCAAACGGGTAGAAACCGACAATAAAAAAGATGCCTGGTGGCCTCAGCTCCATTCCTTTGCTATCGGTCTGGAAGGTGCGCCCGACCTAATAAAAGCCCGCGAAGTGGCCCGCTTTATCGGAACCGTGCATCATGAAATCCACTATACCATCCAAGAAGGATTGGACGCTATCCGCGACGTCATTTACTACATCGAGACTTACGATGTCACCACCGTTCGCGCCTCTACCCCGATGTATTTGCTGGCACGCGTCATTAAAAGCATGGGAATCAAAATGGTGCTGAGTGGCGAAGGGGCTGATGAAGTATTCGGCGGCTATCTCTATTTCCACAAAGCCCCTACAGCCCAAGCCTTTCATGAAGAAACCGTGCGTAAACTAGGCAAGCTCCACCTCTATGACTGCCTCCGTGCCAATAAATCCCTCGCAGCATGGGGAGTGGAAGGCCGAGTGCCTTTCCTGGACAAAGAATTTTTGGACATAGCCATGCGCCTCAATCCCGAAGCAAAGATGTGCCCCGGAAACACCATTGAAAAGAAAATCGTCCGCAAAGCCTTTGCAGACATGTTGCCCGACAGTGTAGCATGGCGACAGAAAGAGCAGTTCAGCGACGGCGTGGGCTATAGTTGGATTGATACACTGAAAGCCCTTACCGCCGAAGCCGTCAGTGACGAGCAAATGGCGCACGCAGCCGAACGGTTTCCTATCAATACGCCACAAAACAAGGAAGAATACTACTATCGCAGCATCTTCCAGGAGCACTTTCCCAGTGAAAGCGCAGCCCGCAGCGTGCCATGCGTGCCCAGTGTGGCATGTTCTACAGCCGAAGCCCTTGCGTGGGACGCCGCCTTCAAGAACATGAACGAACCAAGCGGACGGGCCGTGAAGGGAGTGCACGAAGAAGCATATGATTCATAATATGGCAACGTGAGTCTGATTCCAACAATTTCATGCATATCTTTACCGCTTCTCTTACAGCATGTATTCAAAGAAGAGATGCTTTGCACCCCGAACTTTTGCGCGGCCTTGCCTTCGAAAAGAGGAAGGCTGCGCGGTGCTTTTGCCAACGTTTTCGAAATAGAGTGGAAAAAACAGCCCTTTCCATGCCGGGTATCAGAAAAAAATGGTGTAACTTTGTATAGCTATAAAAAAGAGAAGAAGAAAGATGGAAACAAAAAAAGCGCCTCAAATCCCTTACGGCATCTCGGACTTTGTGCGGATGCGGACTGAAAATTATTATTATGTGGACAAGACCATGTATTTGCCCCTGATTGAAGATGCAGCCAGCTATATCTTTATGATACGTCCACGCCATTTCGGAAAAAGCCTTTTCCTAAGCATGATGAAAGCCTACTATGACATTTTGCAAAAAGACCGTTTCGAAAGTTATTCAGCGGACTATGGATTGGTAAGAATTCCACCGACCAGCGCAACCGTTTCCAGGTGATTTATTTTGATTTCTCAAAGGCAGGGGTTTCATTGGAAAGACTGGAAAAATGTTTTGAGACTTATTGCAATGTTGTCCTCTACCTGTTCATAAAGGATTACGCTTCTTATTATTATGATAATTTTGAAGAAAAGTGCTGTATCTGGCTCAAGGAACCACGTTACATAAAGTCCTGATACAGTTCAAAGGATGGGAAGTGGTGAGAAGTGAAAAAGATACACATTAAAAACACAATTAACAGATAAAATAATGAAAACACCTTTTATTCCTAAATTGATTCTCCTTTTTATCCTATTTTTTCTTTATTCTGCTGGATATGCACAACAACGGGATTCAGTAACCATACGCGGACAAGTAACAGATTATAACGGACAACCCATTGACAGTTGTTCCATCTTTTGGCAGAGCCCTTCTTTTGATGACATTAAACAAGCCATCACTGACAAAAACGGATACTACACCACCCGTATTCCTAAAGGAAAGTATCAAAGTATGGGAGCTATCAATATGTCTACCTACCCACATACCGTAAAACCCGGACTAGCGGAAAAAGACCAACGTCTCGAATTTTGGGCATGGAATTTCATTGCCGATCGTGATACCACTCTCAACATTCGCTATCATCGTATGGAAGTCTATGGACTACGTATTTTCCACATCCCTGGAGGCATGCCCACCTATCAGATATATGTTCGACCCATGAGTCTGACCCGCACCCTGCAATGGCAAAAAGAAGAAAAATCCTCACTTGTACATGCACAGGATCTTAGCAAGATTGAGCAAACAGGTTTAAGCAAACAAGCCAAAGGCGTTTTGCTGGCACCATCGGCAGACAAACTAAAAGCTATCGTTTGGATAGATGGAGAAGAAGTACCTGTTCTGATGAAACAAGAGATAAAAGAGTACTTCGATGCTACCGAATACGGCAATGCCTATCTGCTGACCGTGGATATGCCCAAACACCAGAAAAATATTCTCCCCTACCGAATATTTAAAGTAGAGTTAACAGATTTAGAGAATGGTGACCGTGGAGAAGGGCTTTATTATATGGAAAAAGAGAACTATATAAAATAGTTTTTACGCCTTGATGTTACAATCTTTACATAAAAGAGAAACAATTCTACCGCTGAAGCTCTTACGTGGGATACCGCTTTCAAGAACATGAACGAACCAAGCGGACGGGCCATGAAAGGGATACATGAAGAAGCCTACCAATAAATCCGGCATCAATTGACATAACAAAAGCGGATAACTGAAAAATTATCCGCTTTTAGTTTCTTCATTTCAAAAGAAAGATATATATTTGCAACGCTTTTTCAGAAAAGCACCCGCGATTGCAGAAAAAACAGTTGCCGAAATGGCTCAGTTGGTAGAGCAATTCATTCGTAATGAATAGGTCCCGGGTTCGAGTCCCGGTTTCGGCTCAAAGGTAAAACCATACTAATTATCTTATACTTAGGATATTATATTAATGATTTTACTAAATAACTATTCGATTTATAGATTAAAAAAAAAGGATTTTTGTCCACCACTGGACAAAATAACTTATCCAAAACTTATCCTTCAAATTTTAATCTATTATGGCAACTATCAAATTAACAATTTTCAAGGCAAAAGCTTTAAAGGATGGCAGACATAAAATAAGGGTAGCAGTCTGCCATAAACAGGAAACTTGCTATATTGTAACACACTTTATCATTGACAACATTTCCCAGTTCAAAAACGGACAAGTAGTAAAAAGACCAGATGCATCCATCATAAATACCAAATTAAGAAGCATGATGAATGAACTGCAAGAAAGATTGGATAATATAAAAAACCAGTCCCTATATTCTTGCAGACAAATAAAGAATATGCTTGAATCTGGAACTGGCTTCAAAGAAAATGGCTATGTAACATACCAACAGGCCTGTAATGTTCTTATAAAAAATCTGAAAGAGGAAGGAAGAAACAGTTATGCCATATTAATAGAAAGAAACTGTAGATACTTTACAGAATTTACCAAAGGGGAAATATTAATGTCAGATATAACCCCTAATCTAATAGAAGGATTTTCAAGATTTCTCAAAGAAACGAAGAAAATAGGAAATACATCAATAGGAATGATGCTATCACAATCAAAAGCCGTTATAAACAGAAGTATCAACTCAGGAGAAGTAAGATATGACATACATCCCTTTATCAAGAAGAAAATTCCCAAATCGTCACCAAGAGAACTGGATATTTCTTTGAAAAGCGTTAACACAATAAGGTATAGCAATCCCAAAGAAAAAAAATACATTGTAGCAAGAGATCTTTTTATGTTGTCATTTTATCTAGGAGGAATGAATTTAATTGATATAATGAGTGCCAAGTTTGACGGGGACAAGGTAAGCTTTATAAGAATGAAAACAAGATTTAAAACAGAAACAGAGCAAACCTGCGTTCTTCCTATAATAGAACCGGCTAAAGATATTATAAATCAATGGATAAACAGAAGAACAAACAAACTCGATTTTGGTTATAAATTCTCTTATCACAATTTTTCAAGGTATGTATGCAGATCTTTATCTACATTAGCAGATAATTTAGGGATTAAAGAAAAAGTGGTATTTTATTCTGCAAGAAAATCATTTGCGCAATACGCATTCGATCTTGGAATACCTGACAGCATAATAGATTATTGTCTGGCACATTCTGACAATGGAAGAGGAGTAGTAAGATATTATACAAAAACTAGGTTTAAACAGGCAGAAATAGCAATAAACAGAGTTGCAGATTATATAAACAACCCAAGCAAATACAAAGAATATATTGAAATGAAAGCTGACATAATGCTAATGAAAATTTGAGCACAACGATATCACCCTTGCCAACACGACAAAGGGTATCAGTCTATAAATGAACCTCTCTATACGTTCCATCGCATCACAGCAAGTAAACGGCAGAAATACCAGTGAGGCACATCATCTGCCTGCTCAAGCAATATGTTCAACTTATCTTCTTCCATATTCTGTTAACATAAAAAAAGCGGTAAAACCCGTTGGGAATTACCGCTTTGAAATTTATAAGTCTATTTTATTATGCTACATTGAATATTTCCTTATTCTTGTCTTTCCATAGCAATACATTTGTTCCATATTTATTCAACGCTTCAATTAACTTATTTGAAGGTTGAACAGAATCGTTGATAATAGCCAAACTGCGGAAGCTCTTTCCTGTCTGCTTCTTCTTGTGTCAATATTACATCTTCTTTCATGCTACAAAAATAAGAATTAGTTAGTAAGTATAAAAATAATAGCACATGTTTAAAGGCATTGTGAATATATAATTCTTTCCAATTCTTGCAATATTAGAGAGAATTGTATAGATAAAAACTTGTAAAAACGGTAATTCCAACAAGTCAAAGAACGCTTCTGTTCGATTATTATTTTTCCAGTCCCTTTCTGCAATGTTCGCATAAAAATTTCTTCGCTACCGGGAACATCTTCTGCCCCACATATCCGCTAAGATACTGCGCTTCCTCACCATAGGGATCAATCCCGAAAGCCTTGGAGATATGCCGGCACAAATGACCTTTTTCGTGATCCCACGAATTTTGAAACTCTTCGGGAGTGGAGGTTAGTGAGATAACCATTACTGTTTCTCTTCTCCTGTAGTCCGAATAGGTTAGACCGGTATTCATTCTGCCTTCGGTCAGATTGCGATACGCACGCTTGAGGGAATCCTCCCTGCATCCTATACGGTACAGGTCCATAATGATCCGATCCGCCCAATAGGTGTGTACCGCATAATACACTTTGACGTGCCAGTCCCCATATTTTGGTATGTAGAACTCCTGAACAATCATATCACATCCGACCAGATTACAGGAATCCCTTTACCTATACAGGTGGCAAAGAACTCGTCAAACGCCCTGCAAGGATCGCCATCAATATCATCAAGGTAGCACTTTATATGCTTGCACAAATGTGCCTCGTCAACCAATGATTTTTTATAGAAATCCGCTTTCAGCATGTTTGCGACATAAGCAACGTCATAACCCTTGTCGTGCTCGATGGTAATTCCGTTCGCTTTCAGCATATCGTCCACTTCGTCTTTGCTCCACGGCTCCAACTTTTTTTCTTTACCCGTGGTTTCGTCTTTCACTTTCATTTTTGAGACGGCCCATTCATAAAGTTTCTTGCTGAAATGAAAGCCGTATGCTTCCAGATATTCCCTCATGCCAGATGGGAATCTGCTGTATGTATCCAATCTCTGTTCCATAACCTTTGTTTAAAAAGAGGGGCATTCCACCCCTCCACCATTAATAAAACTCACCGTTGGCGCGTCTGCGTCTGCGTTCTCCCATGTCATCCATGCGGGGATATTCAGGGAAATAGCCGGGATATCTGCGTTCTCCCATACCTGATCCTGAATAATTTCTTCCGCCATCACGGAAGCCCATGTCTCCATGAATCTCTCTCATGGCCTTTTCGTAACCGTGGCGGCAGCCTTCCTTGTAGGCTTCTTCCACCTCGTCACCTCTCATACCGAAGCCGCGTCCGTAATCGTCACGCCCTTCTTCTAATATTTCCCACATTCCCATAATCATTTCTTTGTTTTGGATGTTTCAACCACTCCGAGCTGTTCCATAAGCCGTTTGTTCAATTCCATAAGGTCAGACATGTTCTTGCTCATTTCCGCCATTTGCCCTTTCAGAGAGGATATTTCCTGCTCCTGACGTTGTTTCTCGGCAAATTCAGGGTTCAAGAGCGTAAGCATCTTGTCACACCCTGCAATGACGGAATTGTGAAAATCCATGCTGTTGATGATGTCTATGCTTTTCTGTTTCATAGAAGCGACCTCGTTATTCATCGCATCACGTGAGCATGACACTACGATATTGCCGTTCTGTCCGAAGTCGGCTATATCCATGCCGGCAGGAAGATTTTGGAAAGTCGTGTTCTGCCCGTTGATACAGACAACAACATCCACAACCATTTCCATTTGGGGCAACTGTCCCATAGGGGATGCCATAGGATATTTCGGCTTGGGAGCGGAAACGCTGACTACCGGGCCGTATTCGATAAACGGGTTAGCATCCTTATGAAGTATATATAACTGGTTATTGGTACGAAGTGATTGAAACATATTGGTTTAATTTTAAAGGAGTGTGGCTATTTCCATTTGGGAAACCACCACAAAACTCCATGTTAATTATTACTTGCTCCGTAAAGAAGCGGTCTCTGCTGTAGAAGCCGGCGCCGTTGTCGGTCTGTATCCTCCATTAACAAGATACAATTCATTGGTATACTTGTTGTAGTGAATCTCATAGATACCGGTTCCAGCCAAGTTTGCAACAGTCACAGGCTCATTGTTATAAGCCATCAACGGTCTTGTATCCCCGTTGGTCCCTATCAGTATCGGAAGGGTTGCAGTCGTACCGGCAGGGATCGCCTGACGAAGATTGACATAGAACCCTCCGACATAATCCCTGTTGCGGAACGCATGGTTAGGAAGCTCCAAAGTCACATTCTCAGTACCGACTGTTACAGCCACCGTAGGAAGAGTGTTGTAATTCACTCTGCCAAGGGAGGGAAACGGGAACGGAAATCCTGTAAAAAAGTTAGGCCACATATCTACCTCCTTTCTCACCGGATTAACCCCAGTAGTTATTGCAACCGCATCCGTAACCACCACGGCCATATACAGCATCACCTGCATAAGCACCGTATGCTGCGGCACGATATGTATCCACGTTCACACCTACAATATTAGGGTATTGTACCGGGACAGTGTTAGGTAATTTACATTTTATACCATCAACATCGCTCTGCAATGCCTGCAATCCGGCTGCTAAAGGAGCGATCTGTTGTCCTACCGCACTCAGGATAGTGGCGTTCTGGTTACGCTGAGAGATTTCGGCTGTCAAAGTAGCCTTTTCCGCAGTAAGAGATGCGATCTTGTCCTGCAATGCCTGATTCTGAATAGCGTCAAGTTTGGCAAGGATGGCATTCGTGTTGGCTGTCGCACCATCACGCAATGACAATGTGTTCTGGTTAGCAGTGTTGACTAATGTGTTAGTCTGGTTGCACATTGCAAGCTGGTTCTCGTATCCCTGTGTGGTTACAAGCTGTTTCATGTCGCAGCAACAGCTACAGATCTGAGATGTCAGAGCGTTGTTACCTTGCATGATCGCAGTTAGGATACTGTTGGTGTTCTGGCCCATTTGGTTGCCGAGACCGCAGATAGCCTGTGATACAGAGTTAATACCGGCAAGGATTTGGTCTGATGATGTGTTCACAGCTTGTGCTAATGCTGCAATGTCGACACCGTTTCGGTTAAGTGTCTGCATGATCATTTCTCTTCCTTCGTTCGCTCCTTGGTTGTTGTTGCCACCAAATCCGAAGTTCCCGTTACCGAAGATGGCTGCAATCACAATCAATGCGATGATGTCCTGAAAACCGCCATTGTTTCCGAAGAAACCTCCGTTTCCGTTTCCTCCCATCAGCCCCATCAGATAGCCAGTGTCAATTCCACGGTTCTGCAAGGACGGAAGAATGGACGCAAGCAGGCCATTGTTTGCCCCGGTTCCACCGTCTTGGTTAAAAACATAAGTTCGTTCCATAAGTATTTGTATTTTGTATCCGGTCAAAATCGACCGTGCACAAAAGTATATAGATCATAACTCATGGAAAATCAGTTGTTTCCCAACATATTCTTTATATCGTCCCAATATATTCTCATCATTTTCCCACTCTCCATCCTCTCATGGAAATTGGATATCATGTAGTTGACAGCACGTTTAGTCTTATGGATATGAGCGGCTATTTGTGAAGGGTACATACCGCTTTCGAAAAGAAAAAATACAAGAAGATACCGGGCATCCACTGTCTCCATATTCTTATCAGATGATAATATTTGGTCTACAGACACTTCTGTTTCTTTTGAAACAATATTAATTATTTTGGCAAAGATTTCTGACTTGCACATGTTTTTTCTAATTTTTTATTCTTATCTTTGCCATGCCACATAAAACAAGATATATCGATGAACAAAGCATAAGACATTTTGTTGAAGATATTTAGCCTCCAACGTGCAGTGTCTTATGCTTTTATCATGTTTTTATGTGGCAATATTAATATGAGCGTTGGGGGCTTTTTTTTGATTCTAAGCCCCTGAAAGAATTACTTTTGTTATGAGTTTTTCTATTATGTGCCACGCTTCTACCTGTGGCATTCTGGTTACTATTTCATCTTGCACCTCCCTTCTGTTGATTACCATATTATATAACTTATTCCTGCGACAACCGCAGGAGAAAAACCATCCTTACCAAATCCATAACCGGCTGTTATTCCCAGACCCCATCTTCTAGGTTTTATCTTAACCGTGTGATAGATGTCATTCGTTACTGTCAGTGTTTTGGAGCAAACATAGATACTATCTAGGTTAGGTCTGTAACCACTCACATAAGCGATGTAATCACTATCTCTGTATATCTTCTGCTCAACAGGAAGAATAGTGTCTCCTACATGGATTGTATCACCATCATGCCAGCACAGTACAGGGGAAGGAAGATAATACTTTACCGTATCTCTCTTTACAATAATACTTGTGCTGAATACCGTATCTACTCTTGCCTCTATAACTGCTTCGGGGGATGGCTTTACAAACCATCCTAAACCGAAAGCGAGTACAATTATTAATATATAAGGAAGCCATTTCATATTATTGTATTTAAATAAGTACCAATAGCAATGCTATCGCTACCGCAATCCATATATAGACTCTCTGTTTCATCCCTCAAATTTTATATCATTTATACGGTTCATCCAGCCCCGTTTGAACTTGTTGTTTGCTGGGCGTTTCCGGCATATATCCTCGATGAAATCAAACCGTGCAATCTTGATCTGGTCAAACAATTCACGGGGATTACGGGAATTTACTGCGGCGAGTGTCTTAGGTCCGACAATGCCATCAGGAATCACACCAACCAAATCCTGCGGTACTTTAATACCATGTGCCCCAGAAGCCCATACAAAATCCACAAGGATATCAGCTATGGATTGGGATTTAATCTCGTCAGCTTTCCATCTGTCCCAATACATGGTTTTTAAGATCTCGGTCCATTCCTCTTTCGTGAGGTTTTTCAATCTTTCAATCGTAGGCTTTGGGTAGCCTTTCTTCCGGCAATACGTTTCATAAGTTCCAATGGTCACACCCATATTGGTTGCCCCTCCTAAATCGTCCGGGTCATTTACAAAACCGCCTTCCCACTTCAGTATAAACGGTGCAAGTTTTCTTACGTCAGCCATTTTTCTTTCCCTCCTTTTCTTTTAATTGCTCTATCAAGTTATTAAACCGGCTATTAATATAGATGCTTATGCCAAATACGCTACCGGCATACAACAGACACTGGGCAAACAACCACAATACACTATCATGTATCTGCCCCATAGGTTCCGAGCACACAAAACCAGCCACAGCCAAGGACGCTCCCAAAACAAGCATTCCCACAGCAGTTGAATACTGGATGTTTTCTTTTGTTTCCTTTCTCATTGTGCAATAATTTATATGACTTTTACTATCCTTTTTTAATACCATCAATTACACGTTTTGGATTACCCGATTTTCAACTAACCTTTGTTTTGTATGACAAAAAAAAGAGCCTGCCACAGAAACTAATCCGCAACAAGCTCTTGGTCTTATGAAATTGTATAATGTCCTTTCGTCATAATATAAGTGGCGTGCATCATCACACGCTCCCCACAAAGATAAATATTGTTTTCCTTATTACAAAAAAATAACCGGCAATTAATGCCGGTTACTGTGATAGAATCTTATAGCCTCATTGACATATAATGATACTGATTGCTCCTTATCCAAGATAGCAGCTACATCTTCCTCTATCGTGACAAATATTTTTCTTACACCTCTAACCTTGGGACGTCTTGGCACACCATTGCTGTCCAATATCCTGTATATTGTCTGCTCAGACCGTACCCCTGTTTCTCTTATTATCTCCTTGATAGCTATCCCGTCCTTATATAGGGACAATACCCTAGACTCTTGATCTAGGGTAATAGAACGTCTTCTTGCCATAATTAATATATTAACGCATCCTCTATTCTTGCTGACAACGGTTTTCCCAACTGATCCTTTACATTAGACCGTTCCAGCTCTATACTCAACCCATCCATATCAATTCCTGTTTCTTTAGCAAGATCCATTACTTGTTCCTCATCACGTGCAATAGCGTGATACAATATCGTTGCCTCATGATTTTCATCGTAGATATTATAACTGTTCATAATTATGTTGTTTTTATTGTTATTGATCGGATTAGAACTCAACAAATATCAATGTTTCCATAGAATCTGATTCTTTCACCCACATGTGATTGTTTTCAAAACCATAGTCAAAGAACAGCTTAAAGTAAGGGTATTGTACTGTTAAAGAGTTCATACAGCCTCTTAACTCGTCTTCTGACATGCAAGAAGCTATCTCATTGATTATTTGAACGAAAAGGTGTAAAACTTCTGGCTCACAATTTATCAGTGGATTTTCTACTATCGCTTTCATAATCTTCTATTGTTTTTTAATTATTATTCATTGTTTTATTATCACAATGCAAATATACTATATTGTGATGTAATAGCAAAACAAATCACAATATATTTTCTTGCATTGTGTAATATTTAACATTTAGATAAAAAAAAGAACAGCCGCCAGCAAAAAGCACAGCAGCCGTTCAATCCACGTCCTACTCTCTATCCCATTCTCCCGATAAGACAATAGCAAAGATATCAATTCCAGAACGAAATACAAAAAGAAAACTATATTAATTAGTTATAGAGAGCCAATTTTGAAACAAAAACCAATCTTCTTAAAAAATTGCCATTAATGCAATATTTTTTACTTGCAGGACAAATGAAGAGAATTAATAATATGGCAAATCAAACGGTTTTGTATTTTTATTGACAAATGAAAATAGAGATGGACCGAAGTCTGAAAAACAAGTATAAAACAGATAGCCTCTATAGATTTCTACTGCCTGAGGTATTTTTCCGGGTATTTTTGAGATCTTATTTGATTTTGTTTTACATTTCTACGATTATAATACTTCTGGTTAGCCCTTGTCAGATCCTTGATGATCGTTTCATCAAACACCTCGGAATATATCTCTGTTGTCTTGACCGATGTATGGCCCAAGAGTTTTTGGACGGTGGTTATCGGAACGCCTTGGTGAACCAAGAGAGTGGCACAAGTGTGTCTGCTGGTATGGTAGGTGAACTTCTTGCCGATATGCGCCATTCTTCCCAATTTCTGCAATGTCCGATTAGTGTCCGAATTGCAACCTAATGCAGCCAGTTGTTCGATGCTGTCGTACTTCCGCATTATGCCCAGTGCCTTTCCGTTAAATAATAGATATAGCGGGATATTAAGTTTCATGCCTGTTTTGACGCTGTTTAGGACCAACCATTCCTTTCCGTCAACTGTTACGAGATTCTTACAGGTAAGTTGTTTAAAATCAGAGAATCTCAATCCGCAATAGCAGCAGAAGAGAAATGCGTCCAGTATATGCCGGCTGTTGTTCTTCCTGTCCGGCAGTTTAAGTCTTTCTAGCTTTTCCAAGTCGGCAGGCATCAGGAAGTTATGTTCCTTCTTCTCCCTCTTGATCTTGAATTTACGGAAAGGATATGCCTCCTGTAATATATAGCCTTCATTAATCGCCTCATTCACCAAGGTACGAAGTATTCTCATGTGTTTCCCTACCGTGTTTACTTTCAATCCTTTGTTGCGCAAGAATGCGTCAAATTCCTTTAGAAACGTATAATTGATGTCCGTGAACTCTATCACGTTCCGAAATTCCTTCAATGTGGCTACCGTGCCCAGCATGTTATCCTTGGTTCCCGGTTTCCTATCGGAATTCACTATAACCTGTTGGGCGAACTTAAGAAACGAAACCACGGGTTTTACCCCCTTCCTTACAGCTTCCTTCAATGTGGATAAGTTAGATTCAAGACCTCTCTTCCAATAGCTTAACTCTATAGCCTGTAATTCCAATATATGCTCATATAGCATTGCATTAAGTTCTTGTGACTGCGGATGGTTGATTACTTGGGCACCATCCTTACTCCAACATTCCGGCTTTAGATAGACATTGGTTTTAAAGTATACCTTCCTCTGATTCAGATAGGCTTCTATTTGTACAAGGGCTGTCCCCTGTCGGTTTAACTTGTTTTGCCGATTATAAACTAAACGATATCTGATCTTCTCTAACATACTCAACTTTTTGTTTTTAAAGTTAAAAAAATTCTTCTGCATTTACAAAATAAACCACAAAAATTGTTCTGGGGGGACTAATGAACAGTTTGAAGCTGTTCCCGTTTATGCCCAAAGGTATATTAAGTACAGACGAAGAGGTAAATAGTGCAACTGCAAGCGGAATGTATCATGTGATCGGAGATAATGGAATTAGTGTTGTTCTCAATTATTCCATAATGATAGTTTTTAACGATGGACGAGGATATGTAATTCAAATGGCATTCCGCTTGGGAGTTGATGTTGCTGGTTTCAGACGTTGTTTGAACGGAGAGTGGGGAGATTTTAGAACTTTTGTATTGGCTTCTTAGAAACATGGATTACCTTTGCACCGCACATGGCGTTGTGCATATCAGGATCGGGTGGAACAGGCTTGTACCGGACCACCCGTTTTTTATACCAAAGATACGGTTCGCCAATAATCCCAATTAATCGCCAACAGGCAGAAATTCTTGTTTAAATTCCTACCTGTGTTAGTGTGCTGATATCTATATCTACTTTCGTTACTGAGAGAGCATTATTTTGTGGCTCTTTATTTTGAAAATAGACAATAACACGTGAATAGTAGTTGAGTTTAATATATAATTCATTGTTATTGTCTATATATAGTAATATATTTTTAGGACCATTATTTTTTAAGAAAGACAATTGGTTACCATTATGGTTTTTCATTATGATATAATTATCTGCTAAATTTGAATTACCTTCTCCTATAATGGATATTACCATGTTTTCATTTCTGACAAAAGATAGCTTATAGATAGGAAAATTCATTGTCATGTTTTCAATTCTTATATAGTTACTTTTTGTCATTAGTTCCCCCAGCTCTCGTTTCAAATAGATTTTATGTCAATTATTACTGTGAATTATTATCTTAGGATCTTCCCAAGTTGAAACGTCTGGATAATTCCTTTTTCTAA